CTGATGAGGTTCCACATCTCGAAGTGGGACTTGGCCGACTCGTGCTCCTGGTACCACCGGCTTGAGTCGAGAACGAGCTCGACGAACTTCGGGTACGTGGCGCGGACGGTCATGTAACGCGACTCGGCATATTCACGAATCTTCATCCAACCATCGAGGAGTTCCTGGGAGTACATGTCCTGCCAGTCTTCTGGATGGAGTTCGGTATCGAAATCGTCCGATCCGTCCGAATCGTATGCGTTGCCGTCGTAATTATACGCGTCACGTGAATACTCATCGTTAAGGCCCATTATGATTTAACTTGTATTACAAACGCCCCTGGCCTCTAAGCCTCGAGAAGGGCCTTCAGCCCCGTCACCATGACGCCGTCAGATTCCTTGGTTGGCGCGGCATCAAGAATGGCCTGGAACGCCCCCTCTACCTGAGCCTCATTTCCACCAAAAAAGGTGCCCAGACCCTTCTTTATGACATCCTTGGTGAGAGATCCCTTGGTCGTTTTTGTTTTAAAATTAACCTTCACCTTGTCGTGAACCTTCACGGTATCAATCTCGTTTTCCTTCATATGACGCGTCACAAACTGGCGAAGATCCTTCTCGCGTCCGTTGAGGACGCTGAGATCTTTGCGAGCTGCGGCCAACTGGGCCTTGAGGGCGACCCACTCGGTCATGGCTGCTTTAAAGTCCATTTAGTATGTGCAAAGCACTTAATTACGATTAGCTAACGCACATAGTTTCTTCACTGGAACTCGGGTGAAATCTCAAACTTGGGGCGCATGGTGTCGGGGGCGATCGTGCTGAGGTTGAAGATGCTGACTGGGGTGCGGGGGTTGATTGGCTCGGAGCGGAACTGCTGGTTGGCGTTGCGCAGAACGCCGCCGACCGTCTCTGGGTAACCAATCTGGCTGCGTGGGTCCAGGTAGTTCTGACCGCTCAGAATCTTGTCTGGGCTGAACTGACCAAAGTCCTCGGTCTGAACAACCTCACGGGGGATCAGGCTGGCGGACGACACGTCACCCTCGAAGGCGGTGGTGGGCACGGCAGCGGCTGGCGAACCACCGAGGTCCGCACCCATGATGCCACCGTTCTTTGCTGGGTGAAAGCCGCTGGCCTTGGGGGCGAACAGCAGGAAAAGAATGACTGCGACCAGGAGCAGAATTGCCAGTCCCTTGCGATCCATATTATTAATAGTTACCGATAATTTTTTTGGGCTGGGGATCAAGGTCAAGTCCGAAGGACTTGGGTGGAGGGGGCGGAGGACAGTCGCTCCGCGACTGGGTCTAGTCCAGATAATCGGCCGGGTCATCGTCGACCTCGTCGGCCGGCTCGTCCGAGAAAAGGTAATCCTTGGGGAGCTCGGGGGTCTTGGGTGCCGCCCGGACGCGCACCTGGAGAATCCGCCAGATGGGACCGAACGACTTTTTCAGGAACCACAGACCAGACAGCTCGAGCACTACATCGCACGACGTCTCGGGCTGGATATCCTGGAGCTCGACTGGATTCTTGCGAGTGTCGAACGCAAGGGTCGCCACCTGACCCTTGACCGTTGCGAGGGACGCGCCGAGCACGCCGTCAGTCACGCTCTCCTGCCACGCGTTCTGGATGGTCTCGTCGCTCAGGTCCTTACCGAACCACTCCTGCTTCGACAACTTGGCCTGGGTCAAGATCTGTTCATCAATGACTGAGAAAAGATTGGAACTACCGGTCTTGAAGTTGACAGACTTGGACGCGAGCGAGTCCTGGAGGATCAGACCGTTCACCTGATGACGGGCACCAGTGATCTTCAAAAAGTAGCGGCCGTCTGGAAGCTTCTGGGGCGTCGCGTACTCCATTATACTACTGAAAACTAATTTCTTCTTTAACACTAGATGACTACGTGTAGTTCCGATATGATTACGAAGGGCTGCCAGTGTCTCTCTAATCCAGTAGACCCTGGGTATCAGGTGTGCGCCTATATAAACCGTCAGAACGGCCTGGTGTCTCCGTGCGACTCGGGCTGCTGCGTCCCACGCTGTACCATCAACAAGGACTTTCCTTCTATTCTTCAATTTCAAAACGAATTTCGGGCGTCATCTGGCACGGCACTTCCGAAGGGTTTTGGGGTTGACCTGGTGACGAGCGACGCCCCTACACAAATGAAGGGCTCATCAGATTACACACCCCCTGACACGCGGTACCAGGATGTCTGGGAGAGAATGATGATTCCGCTTTTGATGCTGCTCATAGTGTTTTTGGCCATCGCATCCTTGGCTTAAAGATGGGGCACCTGTGTATAGTAGAAATGGCCGCCACCACTGAGACCCCAGTCACCCTCGAGCTGCTTGCCAAGGAGCTGAAGGCTCTGCGCAAGGATGTCCGCAAGATTCGTCAGCACTTTGAGGATCCCACGGGTGAGAAGCAGGCTGCCCGTTCCCAGAACAACGGGTTCAACAAGCCCCTGAACGTGACCGACAAGCTGCGGGCTTTCCTGAGCCTGGCGGCCGATGAGAAGATCTCTCGCTCGCAGGTGACCGGCCGTATCAACACCTATGTGACCGAGAAGGGCCTGAAGGCGGGCCAGAACATCACACTGGACGCCACCCTGCAGGACCTGCTGCAGCCACCAGAGGGCACTCAGATCACCTTCCTGAACATCCAGAAGTACATCAACCCCCACTATATCAAGGACCCTACGACTGAGAAGAAGCCTCGTGAGAAGAAGCCAAAGGCTGAGCCGGTCGGGGCCGGGGACGCATCACCTGATGTGGCCCCAAAGGAGAAGAAGGTTCGCCCAAAGGTTGCGAAGGCGCCGGCTTCTTAGGTTGTCTGATCGCGTAAGGGGCTTAAAAGTATGCGTGTAATGTAATACAAAACAAAATGGAGTCCACACCAGAGCTTTCACGTGAAACCCTGAACGCTCTAGTTGGGACAAAAATTAAGGATCTAGCTCTGTACCGCAGGGCGTTTACGCACAAGTCAGCCCTGAAGCGTTACTCAGGTCTGACTGGTTCGTATGAAACTCTTGAATTCATGGGAGATTCCGTTCTTGGATTCATCATCACAAAACATCTGTTTGACCAATACGAAAAACATCAAGAAGGTTTCTTGACCAAGGCGCGCACGAAGATGGTCAGGGGCAAGACCCTGTGTGAAATTTCTAAAATTCTGGGCCTCGAAAAAATGATTCTGATGGATGAAAAGGGTGAGCGCAATGGATGGAACACCAACGAGCACATCATGGAGGACGTATTCGAGGCTCTCGTGGGTGCCATATATCTGGACCTCGGTATGGTTCACGCCAAGCAATTTGTTCTGGAATCGTTCACCAAGGTGGAGACTTCTCTGGTAGATGACAATTACAAGGACCAGTTGATGCGGTGGTGTCAAGCCCTCAAGTACCCTTTGCCCGAGTATCGCGTAGATGGTCAGGCGAATGGGCAATTTTTCATTACGGTCATAGTTGATGGCATGGAATGCGGGGCGGGTTTTGCACTTACGAAGAAACAGGGTGAGCAGAACGCCGCTGAAATTGTACTTAAGACGGATCCTCGATTTAAGAGTAAGAATGGAGGACCCCCCAAACGTGAGGGACGTGGCGGCGAAGCTCCTTGCGGCTGAATATGCTGAACAAAGATCTGATGAATGGTTAGCGCTACGTGAACAGATGATCACGGCAAGTGACGTCGCGAGTGCGATTGGTGAGAGTCGTTACGAATCTCCAGATGCGTTTGTGAAGAAGAAGGTTCTGAGCCTCAAATGGGCTGGAAACGCCGCGACTGCGCACGGGACCGCACTCGAGCCCCTGGTACGGGACCTGTACGACGAGCGAACCGGGCGCAAGTCTCATGAGATTGGACTCGTTCAGCATCGCAAGTATCCTTGGCTCGGGGCGTCACCAGATGGGGTCACAGAGGATGGGCTCCTGATCGAGATAAAGTGCCCATTGACGCGCAAAATCGAGGCAAAGGTGCCCAAGCACTATCTCCCCCAAGTTCAACTTCAGTTGGAGATTACGGACCTGGAGGAGTGTGATTTTGTGCAGTACAGGCCGGCGAAGACCGAAGGAGCCGAGCCCGAGTTTGTGGTGGTCCGCGTGAAGCGCGACCGTGAATGGTTCGCAAAGAACTTACCGGCTATGAAGGCTGCATGGGACCGTATAGTCAATGGCAGGGAACATGGACTGTGTGAACTGGTTGACGACCCGGCCCACACTCAGTTTAAGAATGAAATTGTATGTGAGCTAGTAGAAGATGAGGACACCTGAGGAGGCTTTTCGGGATATTTTCGGACCAAACCCCGAGGCGCCGAAGTGTAGTCACAAGAACCGGTTCCTCAAGTGTCGTGAATGTACCGGAAACTTTTGCGCCAAGTGCATTCAGCTTGAGGTTCACTTTTGCCCCAACCTGGATGAACGGTCTAAAACTGAAAAAGAGAATTTATCAAAGAAATTAGTCAAGGTGGTGGCGCCCAAGGTTGCTACTTTTTGATACGGGAAAATAGATACAAGACAAGTGCGATAAGCACGAGCCATATGAGCAAGTCAGGACCCTTAAAGACCTGTGCCGTCCACGTGTCATCCTTGGCACGCTGGCCACCCAGCCAGCTCCATGGCTGTCCTGGCCGCACCCAAGACACCGTCCCGTCTGGGAACTCATTCTTACGCGCTGGGAAACCACGGAAAGGCGCTGGGCTCGAGTCGACCGTCTTTAAGTACATGGACCCGGAGAGGTTCATGTTAGGGTCGGAGCCGCCCAAGATAGAATCCGTGTAGACGGTCGGCTCTTCGCTAATCTCCGTAGTATATGATCCATCGATAGGAATCGTGCTCGGGAACCCATCGGAATAAACACCGAAGGTTCCGGACCACGTGTATGGGTTGAAGCGATTGATGCTCAGGTCATCACATGCCATAGCGGCCGTAGCCATCTTAACATACGCTTACATTATTTTTAGTTCCTGCGTAAACCTTCGTCTGGACCTTTTGTTTATGAAGTTCCCACATCGTGTCCATGTCAACGTTTAGCATATGGGCCAACTGGAAAAGATAACTGAACACGTCACCCATCTCCATCGTGATATCAGTTCCCCGATCCTTTTTTAGTCCCGTCTTTTTGTAAATTCTCTGGTTCTGGCGGATACTGGATGCCAGCTCACCCATCTCTTCATTCAGAAGCATCCATACGATACTTACTGGAGCTTTGTCCCATCCCTTCACTTTGCACATAGCAGCAGTTTCATCGCGAAACCTATTCATTATGAATATAACACCCCAAGTCTCTAAGCTTTGTTGATGACCCGCCGCATTTTGAACACGAGTAAAAGCGCCGCACAAAGCAAAACCAATTCGGTGCTTAGCTTCCAGTTCTCCACCTTGCGCGCGTCGCCCGTCTTGGCCTGTGCCCATGGCTCGACGACGACGCTACTGAAGAGGCGGATCGCCCGGTCGATGGCGAAGAAAATGAAAAAGCCAATCAGGATATCGTCCAGTGTGCGCATTTAGAACGCAATCTTGCTGTTGTATGGCATTTTATTTCCGTATGTGCTCGTGCTAACTGGGGCCGCGAGGGGCACTGGGTTCGAGGAGATGTCGCGCAGATACACGAGCTGCTGGAGGACGCCGGTCGAGACGGTCGCCGTAGCCTCCTTGGCGACTTGGCGATTCATAGCCTCCACCTGACCCCTCACGTCTCGGTACGGGTCCCGTGACATGTTGGTATAGACCCGCTTCATGAGCGCCTGTAAGTCGGCGTCGTTCTGACGCTCTATTTTCACACCAGTTTTGGCCTGGACCGAATCGATGATCATGGCGTGAACCTGCTCGCGGTTGAATTCAGAAAAGAAAGCGTCCGTGAGGGGCGTGGGGAGCAGACGCGTGCTCATTTGAGATTAGACGAGGATAAAAAAAGCCGACGCTTATTACACAATGAAGGTTGTGAAGAGGTCTGGAGATGTCGTCGAAATGCTCTTTGACAAGGTGACCAAGCGAATTTCAAAACTGAATCAGGCTCCGGAGTTTGAGCCCCTGAACGTCCAGCCGGACAAGGTGGCTCAGAAGGTTTTCACGAGCATGTACGACGGTATTTCCACTTCAGAAATTGACAACCTGACGGCCGAAGTGGCCGTTGCGATGATCACTGAGCACCCGGATTATGAGACTTTGGCCATGCGCGTGACTGTCTCGAACCTTCAGAAGAATTGCCCCAAATGCTTCTCGGATGCGATGGTCTCTCTACACGTCAAGGGCGTTGTTTCCGACGCTTTCATGAAGTGTGTAGCCCTAGAGTTGGATGGCGTGATCCAGCCGAAACGCGATTACGATTTTGGATATTTTGGAATCAAAACACTCCAGCGAGGGTACCTGAATGAGGGTGAGACTCCTCAGTACCTCTTCATGCGTGTGGCTGTTGGTATTCATGGCGATGACCTACCGCGCGTCCGGGAGACGTACGACCTTATGTCCCAAAAGTATTTCACACATGCAACTCCTACGCTTTTTAACTCCGGTACAAATCACCCACAGTTATCGAGCTGCTTCCTAGTGGCTATGAAGGATGACAGCATCGAGGGAATCTACGAGACGCTCAAAGAGTGTGCGCACATTTCCAAGTGGTCTGGTGGCATCGGTATCCACTGCTCGAACATCCGTGCGAACGGTTCGCCAATCAAGGGTACGAATGGCGTCGCCGACGGTATCGTGCCTATGCTCCGTGTCTTCAACAACACCGCCCGGTACGTGAACCAGGGTGGTGGGAAGCGCAAGGGCTCTTTCGCCATCTACCTCGAGCCGTGGCACGCGGACGTCATGGAGTTCCTGGAGCTGCGCCTCAACCAGGGTGACGAGGAGATGCGCTGCCGCGACCTCTTCACAGCCATGTGGATCCCTGACCTCTTCATGGAAAAGGTGGAGAAGGACGAGGAGTGGCACCTGATGTGCCCTCACGAGTGCCCGGGACTGCCCGACGTGTACGGTGAGGCCTTCAACGAGTTGTACAGGACGTACGTGGCGCAGGGCCGGTTCAAGAAGGCGGTCAAGGCGCGGCTGGTATGGGACGCGATTCTGAAGAGTCAGGTCGAGACCGGGACGCCCTATATGTGCTACAAGGACTCTGTCAACGCCAAGTCGAATCAGAAGAACATTGGAACCATCAAGTCCAGCAACTTGTGCACGGAAATCATGGAGGTCAGTGGTCCTGACGAGACGGCTGTGTGTAACCTGGCGTCTATTTGTCTGCCGTCGCTCGTGAAGAATAAGCAGTTTGATTTTGAGCAGCTTCACGCCGTGACCCGAGTCGTCACGCGTAACCTGAACCGGGTCATCGACGAGAACTATTACCCGACCGAGGCGGCTCGCAAGTCGAACATGCGCCACCGCCCCATCGGGATCGGAGTTCAGGGGCTGGCTGACGTGTTCATGATGCTCGGTCTGTCGTTCGACGAGCCCAAGGCGCGCAAGCTCAACACAGGCATCTTCGAGGCCATTTACCATGCGGCCCTGACAGAGTCGTGTGAGTTGGCCAAGGAGGAGGGCCCGTACGAAACCTTCAAGGGGTCTCCAGCCTCCGAGGGTATCCTCCAACAGGACATGTGGGGGGTGGAGACCAATGAATTTTGGAATGAAATTCGGGAACAGATCAAGACTCATGGCCTTCGCAACTCGCTGCTGGTCGCCCCCATGCCCACGGCCTCGACCGCTCAGATCATGGGGAACAATGAGGCGTTCGAGCCGTACACGACCAACATCTACCTGCGTCGGACCCTGGCAGGCGAGTTTGTGATGATCAACAAGCACTTGGTCCGCGAGTTGATGTCTCTTGGAAAGTGGACGCCAGAAATCAAGACTGAAATCGTGAGAGACGGTGGGTCCGTACAGAACCTGGACGGCGTTCCCGACAAGCTCAAGGAGGTTTACAGGACCGTATGGGAGATTCCGCAAAAGTCGATCATCGAGATGAGTGCTGACCGGGGTGCGTACATCGACCAGTCTCAATCGCTCAACATCTTCATGGAGAACCCGTCGATGGCTAAGCTGTCCAGTATGCATTTGTTTGGTTGGAAAAAATCTTTGAAAACGGGGAGCTACTATATTAGAACACGAGCAAAGGTTCGGCCGCAGCAGGTGACGGTTCCAGTCGCTCTTACGAAGGAGGCGTGTTCTCTTGCCAACCCTGAGAGTTGTGAGATGTGTTCTGGCTAAACAATTTCTAAACTAAATTCAAGATGAAGTCCTGTTGTCGGTCGGGGCCCAAAAACAAAAAGTGCGTGAGAACATCGAACAAGAAAGTTTTCAATTTACCCCGTAAATTTGCAAAGCTTATGTGCCTACTAGGCCCTATAAAGGGGTTCACGATGAGGGCAAGTTGTGCT